GGTGTACCGGCCAGTACCGAAGTTAAATACACCCAAAGGGTGTACAACTTCGTACGGCTGTAGTTGTAAAGTATCGTAAAGTTAAGTACAATCCTCTGAAAGGGGGTGTACTTAACTTCGGCACTTCACGGTACAATAACTTAAAGTGCCGAAGAAGGTTATTTCCCTTTTAGAGTTGATTACTTAACCAGGCGAGCTGGCTTATTTGATTTAACGCTATTTATTCAAGTTATATTTTGTAGTTTTTTACATAATATAACTTGAATAAATACTTTAAAATATAAAATATAAATTATTTTAAATTTTCAGTTCAAACAACTTAGTATGTGCTTCTGAATTACTTGCATTTAGACCGATGCCCATTTTAGAGCAACGCGTATTTAAAATGCCGACTTTGTTAGTTCTTATAAATTTTTATTGTTCTTCTCTTTGTATATTTCTTATTATTCAATTTGTTTTTATAGTAATCTTTATTATAAGCATAAATAAAGTAGTTTTCATAATTGGTTGGTTTTATTTTATCTATTGATGTTTTTACACTTTCATCTAATGCTATAAAAGTTTTTGGTTTATCATACCTGATGTAATGTTTCATTTGATTAAAAAACTGCTCTATACTATTCAAGCGTGGGTGATAAGGGCAAGTATAAACTAAATAATTACCGCTTTCTTTTATTATTTGTTTTGAGCTTCCTTTTTTTATGTATTCGTCCGTTGTCAAAACAAATAATTTTCCTTTTACTTTACTACATATATTTTCCAAAAACTCATTAAATCTTTCGGCATTTACTGCTCCATTTTGGTATACCGGCCAGTACCGGCCAGTGCCGAAGTTAGGTACCCCCTTTGGGGTACAACTTCGCACGGCCGCCGCCGTGAAAGTGCCGTAAAGTTAAGTACTCCCCTCCAAAAGGGGGAGTACTTAACTTCGGCACTTTACGGTACCGAAGTTAAGTACACCCAAAGGGTGTACAACTTCGTACGACCGTAGTTGTAAAGAACCGTAAAGTTAAGTACACCCCTATGAAAGGGAGTGTACTTAACTTCGGTACTTCATGGTAATTCAGATGCTATACATTTTTTATTATTTATTGCTACAACCAAAGAATATTTTTTGATTACTTCATTGTTAGTTGTTTTCTTTACACATCTCTCACCTAAAAATGCTCTACAATAATTATGTGTAAGTGATGTGCTTTCAGAAGTTTCGTCAATTGAAATAATGTCTTCTAATTTGAAGTTATTTATTACATCAAAAATTCTTTCAACTCTTGTTGTTCGTTTCTAATAGTTCCTCTATAAGTTTTTTGAAAATGTTTGAAAGTTGCTCTTTTACTGGTAATATTATTATCTCTAATAATATCTGATAAATATTGTCTGGATATATCTAATTTTGGAAACTTACTTTTGAGTAATTCTTGTAAAAAATTCATTTGAATATCACTATGTTATCGCAAGGTTTCTTTTATAAATTGAATATGTTGTTTTTCTAATTTATATGACCCTAATTTTATGGTTTTTCTATCTACATTTTTATTTTTATCATATGTTTTAACCCATCGTTTCAAACTTCTTTCACTACATTCAAAAATTTCACAGACTTTAACATAGTTTTTGATTTTATGGTAATAATTAACTGCTTTCAACTTCAAATCAGATGTAAATTGTTTACTATCCGGGCGAGCCGAGTTGTTTGATTTAATACCATTTATTCAACTTATATTTTGTAGTTTTTACATAATATAAATTATAAAATACCTTAAATTTTTCAGATCAAACAACCCAGCTCACCCTTGTAATATCTGGGTGAGCATAGTTGTTTTATTCAATATGCTTTATTCGACTTATATTTGGTAGTTTTTACATAATATAAATTATAAAATACCTTAAATTTTTTCAATCAAACAACTGTGCTCACCCTTTAATTTGGCAAAAGATCTTTACGACAGTTTTCAAATTTTAAAACAGGTATAAAGTATTCGCCATTTCCTTTATCTACAATCTTATTTGTGTAAAACCATTCGCAAGAACTATATATTCCTTCATTCCATTTACGGACGAAACTGATATGTGGTATTTTTTCAGTTTTATTATATCGACTTATTTTACGAATAATACCTGATTCTGTATGATTTTCCAAATTTACTATATTCACAATCATTTTAAATATTACATGAGTAGTACAACGGTATATTTTATAAGAACCATCCGATATGACAGCGAAGAAATATGGCAAATTTTCGCATTCAGACATGTTTAAATAGAGTTTTATGTATTGCCTTATGCTTCAATTTTTTTAAAATATTGAAATATGTTCAAACCTTTAGTCTTATACACGAAATAAAATGTTGATATAATATGTGAATTGTTTTTGTTGTTTGATTTATAATTTTTTTTTTGTTCTTCAAACACAATATAGATTGAAAATCACTGCGTTAGTGGCCAATGCCGAAGTTAAGTAGCCCCTAAAGGCTTACAACTTGGTCTTTTAATTTTAAAAAACAATACGAGTTTGAATTTTATATATAGGTTTTGAAATTTTGAGCCAAATTTTCGTTTTGGTTTTCGAACATTTCGTTAGACGACTTCATATAATAACAGGCGTAACTAACAACTATGCTTATTAATATAAGTATAACTAATCCAAATAATGCCATTTTCCCAATATTTTTTTGTGTTTCATGTGTATCCATTATCTAACCTAACTTAATTTAAAAAGATATAGACACTGATTTATTTCTCCAATTATTTCATCACGAATGTTTAAAAGCTCAGTGTCGCTCTTCTTTAACATTTCTGGTAATTTTTCAGAAAGCCATTCGCGAGCATCCCTTAAATAGGCCTCAACCTTGTTTTCACTTATATTCGGGAGTAAAATCTGTATTTCATGTTTTGACCCTTTTTTTTCATGGCCGTAGCGCCCAATATAAACTTCGACAAAACTATCCGTTAATTCATCCAGCTTTGAGATAAGAGCGTCCGAGGCCTTGTGACGGGGGTAAGATAATGTTTGCCAATGATACACCTTAACGGCATTTCGTAGAGTCAAAAAGAATCGCATGATGTCCGTACTCATCTTCTAAAAAACGTAGCGTTTTAAAAAACCGGGTGACCCTAAACACCCTTTACGTACCCGCATAGGCCGTGATTCAAAAAATTGAAACCGTTTTTGTGCTTTAATGTTTTTTGGCCACAACAATGAATTGTCGCACGTGTATGAAATGGACTGGTAAAGCAGTCATACATGATATCTGCCCCCTACGGGAAACTTTGACCTGCCGTCGTTGCTGTGCACGGGGGCATTCTTCTTCTGAATGTTCAGATGATAACATTTGGCATCCGTTGTGTTTGGAGGAACTTATTCCGATTGACTTACGAGAAAAGTATCATATCGATACTCACACAGAATACATACCACCCGTGAAAGCAGTAGAACCACATCCCACGCGTTTTCTTGATATTATCAATGATGATAAGTGGTTACGTGAGTTTATGAAGAACCAACATGTGCTAAAAAACACAGCTCGAAAGCGTGAAGAGAACTTAGCTCGTCTACAAAAATGGGCTAGTGACCAGGGACTTTATGTCCGCATATTAGCAAAAGAAACAGTATGACATAATTAAACTTATTACGGACTACTTCTATTGTATAAAGTGCGGAAATATCTTTATGTAAAATACAAAAAGCTAAAATCAAAAAAAATTGAAATACAACTTATTTTTTTAATTGTATTTGGGTCTATTCAAAAAGAATAGCAACGAGCTTAATGTCGGCCCTGATTGTGCCTTATATCGGTTTCACTTTTCTACCCCACCAAGAAAGTGGGGTGAAGTGGATGATAAGCAAGGAAACTATTTGCGACGAAGATAGGTTTGGTCAGATTCGTGGAAATGGCTGTTTGGGAGGAATACTTGCTGATGATATGGGGCTTGGAAAAACTTGGCAAACAATTGGGCTAATTATGAACAACCTTGTTGCCAAGACACTTATTGTTACCCCACCTGTCCTGATTTCACAATGGCAAGACGCCCTTATGAAATCTGGACTTTCCGTGTCCCTTTTCCGGGACAAAAAGTGGAAGGGGTCTTGTGATACAGCTGTGTATCTTATCACTTATGATAAGATATGGCGTAATATACCTATTGTTTCCGGATTCACGTGGGACCGCATTGTTCTTGACGAAGGTCATTATATACGCAATGCAAAAACAAAACGTGTATCTAGTCTAATGACTTTAAAAAGTATTCGTAAATGGATTATTAGTGGCACGCCGGTACAAAATGGGCTATCCGATTTCCGAACGCTTCTTAGCTGGCTTGGTCACACCATTCCGCACAAAAATGCTATGCCCGCTTGTCAAGAGCTTGCTACGACCTTGGTTTTGCGTCGTCCTATTACATTGCTTGCGGATGTTATGCCACCGCCACCAGTTCATGGCAAACGACCACTTAGTTATGGTACCGATCAGGAAGGCACATTGTTTGGGGGACTTGTTGGGCGACTAAACTACGCCATGCTTAATAGGTTTCCTACTTCGTGTATACTTGAACTGTATCTACGTATCCAGATGTTTATTAGTCACCCGCAAATATATTTGGACTCTATGAATCGCAAGTACGGCGGAACATTATTTAAAACTTCTTGGGAAGGAACTACTACAAAACTTACGGCATTTAATGATATGCTGAAAGTAGACTCTGTGACGCCGACGCTTGTCTTCTGTAACTTTAAACAAGAAATGGATTATGTTGCTGGTGTAGCGAAAACGCACGGCTACAACGTGTATTTCATCCGTGGCGGAATGGGAGCAGTTGCCCGCAAACGGAGTATATTAGACTCAACTAAGCTCTGTGCCGAAGGTCATCCTGTGCTTATGATTTGTCAAATTGTTGCCGGCAACTGTGGGCTTAACCTTCAACATCTTACGCGTGTTATATTCTATACCCAACACTGGAATCCATCTGTGATGGATCAAGCAATGGCACGAAGCTATAGGTACGGGCAACAAAAGGAAGTTACGATTCATCATCTTGTAATCGTATCTCCAGAGCTATACAATATTGACAGATGTATGCTTGCAAAACATCTTGTAAAACGTAGCCTTATTGTGTCGTTGAATCCGGCTCTTGAGTTCGCCTTTTGCCCAAAATTTACAGTTCCTAGTCACGAAGAGATTTTGAAACCGATTGATTTTAAAGGGGTCGATAAAACAGTAATGCCTTCCAAATAGCTGATTTAACAGTACTGTGAAGTGCCAAAGTTAAGTACACCCCTTTCAGAGGGGTGTAATTAACTTTATGGCACTTCACAGCTACAGCCGTGCGAAGTTGTACCCCATTAAGGGGTACCTAACTTAGGCACTAGCCGGTACATGATTACCGGCCAATACCGAAGTTGTACACCCAAAGGGTGTACAACTTCGGTATTGGCCGTCCCTGTGAAGCACACCCCTCTGAAAGGGGTGATGTATTTAACTTCGACACTTCACGGTATATATAATTTTTTTTTTGGAAAAATTGATTATTATACAATTTTTATTGAGAATCAAATGTATCCTTTACAAATTAAAAGGCTTTCCATTGATTTGCGGAGCTTGGCACATTATAAATCAGAATACTGGGATGCGAAACCCAGAGGCGATGATTTGCGGATATGGGATTGCGTTGTTATACCACATTACCATAGCAAATATGGGCATGAAAATATTAATTTGGTGTTGACTGTATCTACAAGCTACCCGCTTGAACCACCTCATATATCAATAATTACACCTTTAATCCACCCTTGCGTTTCTCAAGATGGTTTGCTCAGATTATTTGATACGGATTGGACCCCGGCATATTCTATTGGTGCTTTAATGACTATAATTACGGCGTTATTTAACGATTATGATGACGCTAAAGTGCGACAGGTTGAGCGTACACAAATTTACAAATTTGAGCTATTTCAAAAAATGTTTGCTAAGGATGAGTGTAGTGACTTTTGATTGTTGTTTTATTTTATACGTAACTATTAAATAGATGACTTATTTGGCATTTGATTTGGACGGAACTATTTATAACGCAAATCTATATTTATGGAAACTTTTGTGTCCGTTTGATGTTGCCGATAGATGTAAAAAAGTCCCAAGATTAATGGCTATGGTTACAGAACCAAGCGATGGGCTTCGGCAAAAATTGGATGTTGCGTATAAGATTTTTACCACGCGTTTGGCTGAAGTTGAAACATCTTCACCTATAGGTTTATTTCGACCAGGCATTTTTAGGGTTCTTAGAAAAGCTTTACAATTGAAAAAAGCTGGTTTTGTAAAAGGTGTAATTATGTACACTAATAATTCTTCACGCAATCTTGTCAGAATAGCGGTCGAAGTTATAAATAATGTGCTTGGCGAACCATTATTTGATGATGTACTGGACCGTTTACACCCTTTGCGTTTAAAAGATCCTGTTACAGGTGAGGGACCGGCATTAAAAACATGGTTAGAACTTAAAAAATTATTAGTTGAGTCTAAAACTGCTGCTCCGACTTCATTAGACCCTGTAGATGTTATGTTTTTTGACGATAGCCAACATGCCGATTTGCTGTTGAGACTGGAACCATATGATAATTACGTAAAGCTTAATGAGTATAAATATGTATGGGACTCTAATGCTTTGAAACATATTTACTTATCGGCTTTAAATGATAGTGGTATATTATCTGCCACAGTTTTACCCGAGTTTTTTACATATGCGAAACCTTGTTCAGATGGGATTATTTATCATAACATAGATGCCTTCTTAATGTCATGTTGTGGAACTGGGCTATCTTCACCCCAGTCTCCGTTGACCGATACACCCGAAGGCTCAGATAAGATGTTACACTATTTGTCTACTATTGAAGAAAGGGGGCATACTAGTAATAGAAACAATAACTCAGTAAGTGGGGGCAAATCACGAAAAAGCAAAGGTAGAAAACGGGTTTCGACGAAAAGAAATAAAAAACGCAAAGTTTATAGAAACAGACAAACATGATCCGTGTCTGTTTTTTTTAAACCTATGCGGATTTAAAATGAGCGTTTTCAAATTAAAAATTGAGAGAAATTATCGTTATTATATCATATAATAACGATAAATGTCTAATACTATCCGGGCGAGCACAGTTGTTTGATTTAATACCATTTATTCAACTTATAATTTATAGTTTTTACATAATATAAATTATAAAATACCTTAAATTTCGAGATCAAACAACCCTGCTCACCCTTGTAATATTTATGTCCTTCGTCTTGAAGGTGGTAGATATTATGTTGGTAAGAGTGATAATCTAATGAACAGATACGAACAACATATTAAGGGGAGTGGTTCTGCTTGGACTAGAAAGTATAAACCTGTTTCTCTTGAAAAGACTATTGAAAATGTATCATCATTTGAAGAGGATAAGGTTACAAAGGAGTATATGTCTAAATATGATATTGATAAGGTTCGTGGTGGTTCTTATGTTGAAGTAGAACTTAGCGATTTTCATACTGATGCTCTAAAATTGAGATTTGGGCTGCAAAAGATCTTTGTACTCAGTGTGGGATACCAGGACACTTTGTAAAAGATTGTCACGCTAAAACAGTTGCATCAGGTAATAATATAGAATATGAAGAAGATAGTGATGAGTGGGGCTGTGAATATTGTGATACCGGCCAGTACCGAAGTTAAGTACACCCAAAGGGTTTGCAACTTCGTACGACCGTAGTTGTAAAGTACCGTAAAGTTAAGTACACCCCTGTGAAAGGGGTGTGCTTAACTTCGGTACTTCACGGTAGAACTTTTACTACTGCGTTTGGTTGCGGTGTTCATGAAAAATCGTATAAGGCAAAGAATAAGAAAACACCATATGTGAAGGAGAAGACCTCTAAAAAACATGGTGTATGTTATAGATGCGGTCGCCCAGGTCACTATTCTCCTGATTGCTATGCTAGAACAGATAATAAGGGTTATACATTAGATTCTCATTGATAATCCGGCGACTACTCTGATTAAACGCTCATTTAAAATCCGCACAGGTCTAACAATAATTTATCGCTATTTTTGAACGAAGCACGCGGAATACTAACCCGTGAAATTTACCGAAGGTGCTGAGCACAGATGTGAGTCTATATAATATTATATTTATTATCATAGATGGAAATACTTGCTAAAAACCCTTTAATATTATATGGATTATGTCTTCTATTAATTACTGCCCCTGCTTATTATGTGTTTGTAAACTACCCATCAATAAAAGGTCAAACAACAGAGAAACAAGAGCAACAGATTATTTTAATATCCGGAATTGGAGCAATCCCCTTTTTGGGCGTGTTATTTGCGTTTTTCTTAGAATATTATAATAAAAAAGGGCGTAAAATGTTCTGATAGAAATATTGTTTTTAGAGTAGGCTCAACAAAGGCTTTACTGGTTTTAGACCGGTGCGGATTTTTAATTAGCGTTTTTAACCATAGGTAGAAAACGACTTATTGTTAATTATCTGGGCGAGCACAGTTGTTTGATTTAATACCATTTATTGAACTTATTTTGCTGTTTTTACATAATATAAATTATAAAATACCTCAAATTGTTCAGATCAAACAACCCTGCTCACCCTTGTAGGCATCATTTTCATCACGTGCCGGCAACTTACTTGCCCGATTAAAATCAGTACAGCTGCAAACCATTAATAAGTTATATATTATATAATTGTTAAACTTATAATTCCATTATACCCGTTCTCAGCAGATTCGGTAAAATTTGCGTATAATCACCCGGTGCTTCATTCAAAACAGCCACAAATTCAACAATAATTCGTAAGGATTATTGTAAAACGGTATTTTTAAAAAAGAGCACTGGTATAATATTTGTACACACGACTGATTACTACGAATGGCGGTTCTTTTCTGTTATTAGCTCTGAAATTTACAGTTTACACATTATTCAGATCCTGCTTTTTCAATAATATTAACATAAGTCTTTTTATATACCGACTGTAATTTTAAACCACCTTAATCTGAGTGCTTCAAATATAAATGTATTTAATATAAAGATGTCTCATTTACACGATTTAAACTCTATTGACGATCTTAATAAATGGGTCGCTGAAGTTGCTAATTCCAGAAATTTTATTATAGACCACATACGGAATGTAATGGAAGCAAATATAACTGGCACACTTGGGCGATTTTTTGGACCATTGAGAAACGCACAAGTTATGCGTGCTTCTGGAAACAATAACGACTGTCTAATACACTCTTTCTTATCATGCTGTTCAAGTAATTTCAGAAGACTAAAACCTGTTGCAAATAAAAACGCCGTGGCAACCATGTTTAGGAGAGAATTGTTGCCTTGGTTCGTAGATAATGGATTATTGAATTATAATAAAGATTCTTTGATGGCACGTGAATTTTTAGATGATAATTTAGGGCAAGCATTGGCTGATAAATTCAAAGTAAATATTTTATTTGTATTAACTGCTCCGGAACGAGGGGCGATATTAAAGGGTTGCCGTACTGATGAATTTGATACAACTATTGTTATACATGGTGACAGAACTCATTTCACACCAGTTAAAATTTCCGATCACGAAAATTATTTAACCGAAGTTTATAATGCTCAAATGGCTATGTCTACAGCATTGGGAAATATTACTCCAGAAAATACCCCAAGACCTGGCTCGGGTGGATTTAGGAAAACTAAACGCCGGCGGGGCGGAAATCGTAAATCCAAAAAATACCGAAGAGCTACAAGCAATTAACTTATGCTGTCTAGCATAGTTGTGTGATTTAATACTATTTACAGCTGTGCTCAACACATTCTGTGATATTCACGGGTTAGTAGCCAGAACTTCATTCAAAATAGCCACAATTTTGACAATAATTCTTAGGAATTATTGTCAAAAACTCTAATTTTTAATTAGCACCGGTCTAAAAGTTTTCACATAATATAAATTATAAAATGCCTTAAATTTTTTAGATCAAACAATCTTGTTAGCCCTTGTAATTCTCTATTTTCTATCCGGGCAACTGGGGTTATTTGATTTAACAACATTAATTAAACTTACTGGCAAGTACAGTAGTCAAGTACACCCAAACCATGTATAACTTTGTACAGCCTTAGCTGTGAACTAACGTAAAGTTAAGTACCGGCCAGTACCCTATCCGGGCGAGCTGACTTGTTTGATTTAATACCATTTATTCAATTTATATTTTGTAGTTTTTACATAATATAAATTATAAAATGCCTTAAATTTTTCAGATCAAACAACCCAGCTCACCCTTGTGGTTAAGTACACCCAACGGGTGTACAACTTCGATATTTCACGGTACAAAACTCTGAAAGAGGAGTTCTTAACTTCGGCAATTCACAGTATACTTTTGAATATCATACATCTCTATATAATCTTGCGGAACCAATTGCGGTTGATAAATGTAAATGTGGTAATTATATGTAAAATTAAATGTGGTAATTATATGTAAAATTAAATATGGTGTATTCGTCTTAAATACACTAAACATACATAATAATGCCGATTTGAAATGTTCGCTGATCCAAATTTGTGGCTATTTTGAATAAAGCACCGGCTAGCAACCCGCAAATTTCTTCTAAGATACTGAATACAGGTGTAAATCAAACAACTGTGCCTTCCGTGTCACCTGAATAAAACAGTTTTTGTTTTTATAAGATTTGCCTTTACATAATATTACCATGAATGCCCACTTTTAGTCCTGTTATTTTGTTAAAATATTCTAAATCTTCTTTTGTATAAAATGGAAACAATACAAGTGAATTTTCTTTGAAACCACCGCTAAATTCTATAACTTCAACTCCAGTTAAATATTTTATGTCGTTTATATAAGATTTATATAGTATGTATTTTTCTTTTGGTGCTATATAAATAGTTTTAATATTATATTTTTTGATTTTTGCGATAAACTGATATTTATAAAGTAGCCATCTTATATCAGACA